ACTAGATAAGGATAAGATTGGACCACAATGAGAACAGACAAACAAGAAGCCTTTATAGAATCCTACTGCTTAACGGGAAACGCCGCTAAAGCTGCTGAAATGGCAGGCTACTCACCGAAAGCCTCCAAACAGAAGGGGTATGCTCTTAAAAAGCAATTCGCCCACGAGATAGCCGAGAAGACCCGTGAGATGATGGCTGACGCTATCCCCGGTGTATTGGCTAAACTACATCTCCTGATGGAAGAGTCTGCCTCTGATGCCGTAAAGTTAGGGGCTATAAAAGACTTCCTCGACAGGGCAGGCTTAAAGCCTGTGGAGAAGATCGAGCAGCAAGTCTCTCAGGTCGAGAGCGCTTCCCTTGATGAACTGAAACGAGAACTTGAGGCTTTGACAGGCTCCTCGAAACCAGAAGAAATCCCGGAGTTGATGAATTGATATGGGCCTATTGGGTTGGTCACCTGACGAGGCCGTAAGATTTATACAGGATTATCCCGGTAAAGTTGGGGAGGAATTTAAGGGGGGCTTAAGGGCCTTACCCCAAAATAGGTATCTTGGGGCAGCTAGAATGTTGTCCTCTCCCTTTTCACCTTTTTTGGATTATGCCTATAAGCAGGCTGGGGGCTTGCTTGCTCCCGTTGTGAATCAAGCGGGTAGAAGTCAGCAGGAATCCACGAATACGCTGTTGGCTCGACTAGGTTATGAGCCACGGGAATATACGGATATAACCGATGAGCAACTAACGGCCCCTATAGCACTGGCAGCCGGAATGTTAAGAGGAAAAGTTCCGCCATTAATGGAGGGAAGTTGGACATCTCCGGCTATAAAGACTATCCTAGAAGTAATGAAAAAGCGACATAAGGCAACTCCAAAGCAATGGAGGCAGGAGATAGTAAAGGGTGGCGGTAGAAGGGAGTTGGCGGAGATAGATGTTGTATATCCCGGCTCCGGTGCTGTCGATCTGCAGGGCAAACCATACACATATAGTATGAATTTAGAGGATTTCTTTAAGGATGATAAGAGTTCTATTCCTGCGGGAGAAGTATTAAAGAAGTTACATGAGAGTAAAATACCCCTTCAAGAGACTGTACTAAGAGGGGAAAATCTGAAGTGGTGGCATGGTCCTGCTAATAGAGTTCATAATCTCCGGTTAGAAGGCGAAGGAAATCCACAAGAGATTCTACTTCAGTTACCTGATAGTTATCCAAGCTATCAAGACCCGCATTATGCTGGATATAGGAATATGATATTAAATATTCGTATAAATGAGGGGATAGTTGAGGGAGATAAATCTCTTATTTTGCAGGAAGTTGAAAGCACTATACATCAGAGAGGGGCTTCCATGAGAAAAGAGGAAGTGAACCGATTGATGGCAAAGGAAGGAATTTCTAGGGAAGAAGCTAGAAAGTTAGTTCCGGTGGATTGGGCCTATACAATAGATGATGAGGGACGTATGCGGCTTAATGATTATCCTTATAAACGAACGTGGCACGAGCTTGGGTTTAAACGAGCTTTAATGGAAGCCTTGAAAGACCCAACTATAAAGCGTTTGGTTTGGCCCAAAGGTGTGGTAATGGTAGAACGGGCTTGGGAAGATTGGGAAAATAATCCCGTAGCTGTGGAGGGTTCGAAACTTTTATTTGATCTGCACGATAAAAAAATTAAGCGATTCAGCAAAAGATTCTTGAAGGAGAATCCTGAAGAGGCAAGCTCTGAGGGTGATGATGGTACTTACACTATTGAGAGCCTCCGTAGACATTATAACTTTTTAGGTAATGCCCAACAAACCGAGGAAGTCAAGCAACAGCGGAAAAATTTAAAGCAAAGGTTGGATGAGGCTAATAATCTATGGTCTATTGATTTGGAAGAACTAAGGGAAAGGTTTAAAGTGAAGATTCGTGGGGAGGATCAAATCCATGTTCCCCTAGCCCAAAAAGAAGGTGGTGGGCTTCTAGGGAGGTACGCCTAATGCCTATCCAACGCTGTACCCTGAAAACCGGAAAGAAAGGCTGGAAGTGGGGGAAGTCTGGTAAATGCTATACAACGAAAGCCGGAGCAGAGAGGCAGGCTAAAGCCATCTATGCCAGTGGATACAAGAAGAAATGACGACTCAACTCAACACTAACTTAACAGGCCCGGAACTCTATCTAGGCGATAATCCTTACGCTGGAATTTTGGGGTTTCTAAGCCGTCATGGGAATTGGCGCGATCCTTGGCGTAACCAGAAGACGAAAACATTTCTTGGCAATGTGGTGTCGAATGTATTGATCCCCGGTTCTGGGGAGGCTTTACTTGGCGTGCAAAAAATAGAAAGTTTGGTGGACCCATATGGTTGGAATAAACCCTTTCATAAGTCTAAGGAGACAAAGGAGAAGGAGAAGCAATCAGACATAGAGTCTAGGGATGATTATCCCGCTATAGCCAAAGAGAAAAAAAGGCTGTATGCGATAGCAATGCGCTTAAACCGCGCCGCTGATTGGGCTCGATTAAGGTCTTTCGACAAATATGCCTGATAGACAGTCCATTGAAAAAGCTGTAGAGATAGCCCGTGAGATAAGAACTAGGGAAAGATTCAACAAGATTGACCTCTATGATCCTTATCCCTATCAAAAGAACTTTCATGATACCGGAGGTTCTGCTAACCAACGGCTCTTAATGGCTGCTAACCGCATAGGAAAAAGTTATTGCGGAGCCGCAGAGCTTTCATTTCATGTAACTGGTTTGTACCCAAAGTGGTGGAATGGTCGTAGATTCAATCAACCTATAGTTGCTTGGGCTGGTGGAGTCTCAAACGAAACCACCAGAGACATTGTACAATTTGAATTATTGGGTTCCCCTGATGACCCCGAAGCCTTTGGTTCCGGTTCTATACCGAAAAAACTAATAATAAAAACCGAAAGGAAACCCGGTGTCCCTAACGCCAAATCGGTAGCGCTAATCAAGCACGTTAGCGGTGGGAACTCTTCTTTATTCTTTAAAGCCTACGAGATGCAAGTAGAGAAATGGCAAGGTCGTTCAGTCGATTGTATATGGCTAGACGAGGAGCCAAGCAGGGAACTGTACTCACAGGCTGTAACCAGAACCTTGGATCGGAGGGGGATGGTTTACATGACATTCACGCCAGAAGCTGGCATGACTGAGACAGTTGCCTCGTTCATGAATAGCCTACAGTCTGGTCAGTCATTGACCAATGCGACTTGGGATGACGCTTCAGAGCGCATTCTATCAATGGGTGGTAGTAGAGGACACCTCAATGAGGCTGTCATGGAGCAGATTCTATCCTCCTATTCTCCGCATGAGAGGGAGATGAGGCGATACGGAAGACCCTCGATTGGTTCAGGATTGGTCTTTCCGTTAGGCGAAGAAAAGATCATGGTTGAGCCTGTGGAGATAAAATCCCATTGGCCTAGAATAGCAGCGATAGATTTTGGATGGGATCATCCCACGGCTGTGGTTTGGTGTGCGATAGATAGGGATGAGGAAATGTTTTATGTGTACGACTGCTACAGAGCGTCTAAGGCAAGCCCCTCAGTCCACGCCCAAATTATACGAAATAGACCTAATTTTATCCCCATTGCTTATCCCCATGACGGCAATAGACGAGATTCTATGGGTAATCCCGGTCTGGCTGACCAGTACCGTAACTTAGGTTGTAACTTCCTTCTGGAGCATTTTACTAACCCTCCTCCATTGGGTAGCAATAAAGGCTCTAACTCTATAGAGGAAGGCTTAATGGCTATGCTACAGTCAGTAGAGGCTGGTAAATTCAAGGTATTTTCAACTCTATCGGATTGGTTCGAGGAGTTCAGAATGTACCACAGGAAAGACAATAAGGTGGTTCCTATTCGGGATGACCTCATGAGCGCTACAAGGTACGCATTCCAGTCCCAGAGATTTGCCGTTGCTGGTGAAGACCCTTCTTGGACTGAGGATGTAACATACAGGAACTATGGAATCGTTTAATGGCTACAGATAAAATTACCGAAGAAGAACTGGTTACTAGGATTCGTGGGGAAATTACGAATTCTTTGGGATATATGGGAGATACAATATCCCAGCAAAGGGAACTGGCTATGCAGTATTATTATGGCCTTCCATTTGGAAACGAGGTTGAAGGACGTTCCCAGTTTGTAGATACAACTGTAGCTGACACAATAGAATGGATTAAGCCCTCCTTGATGCGAGTCTTTGCCTCCGGGGATGAGATGGTAAAATTTAATCCAGTCGGCCCCGAAGATGTTGCGATGGCGGATCAAGCCACTGACTATGTAAATTATGTTTTCACCCGTGATAACCCCGGATGGGAGATTCTCTATTCTTGGTTTACCGATGCTTTACTGAGCAAGAACGGTATTGTTAAAATATGGTGGGATGAGTACGATGAAGTTGAGAGAGAGGAGTATAGTGGTCTTACTGAAATTGAGTTCGAGGCTTTAATCTCTCAAGAAGATGTCGAAGTTATAGAACATACCAGTATTGATACGAATCTAACTGAGAATATGGAAGAGATAGCTTTCTCCGTTGTTGAAACTCTCCATGATGTAGTTATATCCCGTACAACTTCTCGCGGAAAGATAAAGATAGAGAATGTGCCTCCTTCAGAATTCCTTATAGCCAGAGAGTCCAAGGATATTCAAGATTCTAGGTTTGTTTGTCACCGAGTATTAAAGACCCTATCTGAGCTAAGGGAGATGTTTCCTGATGAGGATTTAAGTCCCGATGAATTAGGTGGCGGTGATGATGATATGATGGCCTTTTCCGCTGAACGGCTTGAAAGGTTTATGTACGATAAGTCAGCTAAATATTGGGAAGGCTGGGGGGATGAAGGAACAGCTAACGAGGAAGGCTTGCGAACTTACTGGCTACATGAAAGCTATGTAAAAACAGATTGGGATGGTGATGGCATTACTGAGCTTAGGAAGGTATGTACTGTTGGCACTACTGTATTAGAAAATGAAGCTGTAGACATTGTTCCTTTTATATCATTAACTCCGATTAAAATTCCGCATAAGTTCTTTGGGTTGTCTGTTGCTGATCTAGTCATGGACCTTCAGCTAATAAAGAGTACCATGCTACGGACACTTTTAGACAACGCTTATAACCAGAACTACGGAAGATATGCCGTATTAGAGGGGCAGGCGAATCTCGATGATCTACTCACCCAAAGGCCGGGCGGGGTAGTTAGAGTGAAATCCCCCAACGCCGTAATGCCCCTCCCTACTCCCGCTCTGGAGCCTTACTCGTTCCAGATGCTTGAGTACCTTGATGGTGTGAGAGAGTCTAGGGCTGGTGTGAATAAATACTCACAAGGATTAAATGATAATGCCCTTACTTCTCATACTACTGCTACTGCTGTTAATTCTGTAATGACCGCTGCCCAATCGAGGGTAGAGCTTATTGCAAGAAACTTTGCAGAGACGGGCGTAAAGGACTTGATGAAGGCAATATATATGCTATTGCAAAAACATCAGGATAAGGAAAGAGTCATAATGCTACGCAATCAGTGGATTCCGGTTAGGCCAGATGCTTGGAGAGATTCCTTTGACTGCACTGTCTCTGTTGCCCTTGGTAACGGAAATAAAGATCAGCAGATGCAACATCTTGTAACGATGCTTCAGTTTGCTGGGGATGCAATGAAAGGCGGTCTAAGTATTGTAAACCAGAAGAATATGTACAATATGGGAGCAGCCTTAATAAAGAATATGGGCTTTCAGAATGTGAGTGACTTCCTCACTGATCCAGATGATGTTCCTCCACAGCCTGACCCTGAACAGCAGATGAAGGAAATGGAAATGCAACTCAAGCATAAAGAGCTTGACATAAAGGCAGCCGACATACAAGTCAAGCAACAGAAGATTCAACAGGTTGCTACGGCAGATGCGGTAGATGCACAACTGAAGATAGAAGAACTAAATCTTGAACGGCAACAGAACAGGGCTGTAGCAATAGGAGAAACGTAATGTCTACTTTAAAATCTCAGATGTCAACCGCTATGCGAAATATAGTCTCGCAGAAGGGG